TGTTATTAGATATACTATTTATGGTTCCACATATATAATTAATAGGGTATTTCATATTATCATACACACTTTCAACAAAATCAATATGTGAGCTCATTTTCTTACATTCACTAGATACTTCTTCTGTTAGTTTATTATTATTATTACAAATTATATCTAATTTTTCATTCATTTTTTCCATACTTTTATTTAGTATAAGTAAAAGTTCCTTTATTTCATCAAGAGTAGTTGTCATTTGTATATTGTAGGAAAAATAATAAAGTAAACTGAACTATTAATCCAGATGTACCATCATGATACAAACTTTTGAATAGACCCAATGGTTTGTAATAATATTCCTCTAAATATGGAAATAATTTACTCCACTTCATTATAAATCCATATAAGGCACTTGCTATAAATGTCCATGCCATAAATTGAATTATATATTTTGCAGAACTACGACGAGTAGGAAACTTCATAAAATATAAAATAATTACTTGAGTAGTAGCGCCAACAATTCCAGCAATCAATGCTGCTGCCAACATTGTATGTTTCATAAAATATGGTTCCAAATACTGTATAAATGGAAAAAAAGATTTAACACTAGGTATAAGATTGTATAGTGATAATTTTCTAAGCACAACATCATATAAGGCGGTTGCTATAAAAGTTAAAACTACTAATCTATAAGTATTATATTTGTAATCAACCAACATTTTCATATATATATATACCTATTCTACATTTTTTTTGATAGGTTTCTTATACGCACCCAGTAATATATTCTTAACATTTCCATCTATTCCCGCAGTCTAAACAATTGACAAATGTTGTCATAGGTTCATCCGCTGATCTGGTTTGTAACTGATAATAAGTACATTTTTTTGATTTGCATTTCCAACATTTAAAATTGTCTGTTGATGCTTCCACTTTTGGTTCGTATTTATTTTCATCCCGAATTTTCTTTTCTTGAATTAAATCATTCCATTTATCCGGCTGCATCTCTTGATGGGTCATAAATGCAATCTTATGTGGTTTTATTTGTTTTGTTTCGACAAGATCTTTAAGTTTGCTATTTTTTAGATTTATATAAACTGTTCTTATTCTATCCAAATAAATCTTTACAAAATAAGTGTTATCCCATTTTTTTACAACATTTAAGTTACTTGCGTGATCTAAACAATAATTATATATACCTTTTTCCAAATTGATACATATATTTTCATCTTCTATCAGCGATGTCATTTTCATAGCAATATTTCGTCGAAATTCTTTAGGGTTATCTATTTTACGCATAGTATAAGTGTATATTTACATTATATACATGTTATTATCTTTAATCAATTTTTTAAAATATTATTTTTATTTTTATTGTTAAAATAATCATTCTAGATAATATTATAACAAAATACAATATTATCTAATCTTAAATTTTAATCTTCATCACTATAAGTATATTCTTCATAATCTAGTTCTGATGTAGTATCTTGCCATGATTCTTCATCGTCATCACAATCGTTATTAGAGCTACATACACCTTCATTATCATCCACTACAAAGTCATCTTTCAAATATCCTGATTTTGTTTTTAATTCATCTGGTATATGCTCTAATTCATCCTCCTCCATTTCGTCATCCTTTGCCGAAGCTTCTAAATTTTCAAACCCACCAAATAAATCTTCATATATTTGTTCCCATTCATTTTCTTGTAAATCAGTCCATTCGTTTGTTCCATTATGAGCAATTAAGACACAACATCCAAAATACAATACATTGTCTACTGGGGGAGGAAAATCATATTTATTTTCTGTATTTGCTTTTCCCGAATCGCGGGCATACAATGATACATACTCAAAATCATATTTGTTTTTTTTTACTTTCCATGTAGTTCTCAACTCGAAGCCTTCTTCCTTTTTAAACTTACATTTTTTATATAATTCATCCTTTTCGGGTGCATATTTCATACTCTTAAGGTCACCGTTTTTTTCTACTATAATAATGTTTACCATGATTATTTATTAATTACACAATCGGTTTAAATGGTTTCTTATAATATTAATATTAATAAAATATGTATATTTATCCCGTAATCACATTTAAATTAATTCCCCATGAAGAATTAAGTAAATATTTACAAAAAGAGTATACCAAATTATCGTTTGTATCAAACAACGGTAGATATGAGATTCTTAATGATAAAATATATAAATATAACGACACACCAGAAACAATGCCATATGACTTTAGTAACGAATATAAATTTAAGATACAACAAGAAGAAGATACAAAATGTGAAGTATATTATATTCCTATTGACCATCAATATAAAAAAATACAAATTAAAAAATATAGATTACTTCCTAATAGCCTAGTAACACTAGTTGTTGAAGACAATATTAAATTCTATTTTGAAACCAAAGAAGTAGAAATAACACATTCCATAAAAGAAGACATGATTACGTTTTTATCGATGTTAAAACTTTATAAATAAATATATAATATGCTTTCATGGATTTTTCAGATGAGTGTAATTTCATTAATATTAATAATTTTAGTTCATTATTTGTTTACTTTTTTTAAGACAAATTTAACAATACCCAAAGTAAAAGATTTAGTAAATAAGCCACAAGAACAATATGATATGCTTTTTAATACAATAAAGAATAATTCAACAACAAATCATGATGAAAATAATAAGAAAAATAATGATATTAATAACAACAATACAGATATGAAAAATGAATTGAAGAATTATTTAAAAGAACTTAGTAACTCCAAGGTAAACAGTTCAAACTCTTTTACGGGGTCTATTTCTGGTCCGAATGATGTACCTGGTCCTATGGGAAAGATGAATATCGATTCTGGAGGAATATTAACATCAGACAATATGATGTCATCTAGTAATTATGGTTCAAGCAATTACTCTACATTTTAAAATTCGTCTCTATGATGACAAAACTTGGAAGTAAAACAGTCCTCAAATGACGACATTTGATTTATTAATTCCATTATATGAGTTATATTTACATTTTTCATTATATCATTATTACCATTATTGAATTGTGTATATGTATTATGAACATCTTGATATATTAAGATAATATAAATGGAGCATAATATAGTAGCACCTAAGGTGGATAAAATTCCAATATATATTAAATAATGAATTAAATGTGATTTTTTTAAATAATCATAGGTTGATACTTGTTCCTCGTCTTCGTTATCTTTAGAATTAGTATTGATTAGTCGTTCTTCCATATATTTTTTCATAATCTTTATTTATATAGTTTATCATTAGTAAATTAAATGTTTGTTTTAGTAACATGATAACATGTAATGCAAATATTATAGGCATAAATATTTAACTATATTATATTAAAGACATCTTAATGATACATAGTATAATGCGTATAACTTCTCAAGATAGACAAAATTTATTATCTAGATTACCTAGTTTGAAACTTTCTTATGAAACTACTCATAATAAAGTTTCCGATGATTTATATTTTTTAATTCCATATGGAAGAAAACATTTAGTATGGTTTACCTATTTTCAGGACAAAAAGGTATGTGTTTTTATTGAAATTGGACGCAATGGATTAAAAAATATTACTAAGTTAGAAATAATTCCACAAATATTTGAAAAAAAATTAGTATTAGGTACCATTTTTTACGGAAGTTTATTTACATCAGATAATAAGACTGTGTTTTCTATTGAAAATATTCACTATTACAGGGGGCGAAATGTTGAAAATTATACTGAACTTAAAAAACTCATAACTATTCGTGATATACTATCAAAAGAATTAAAACAATGTTCTTTGACAAATAAAGGAATTGTTATTGGGTTACCTGTAATTGAAACAAATCTAGAAACAGCCATTAATACTGCCAAAAAAATGTCATATAAAATTTATTCGATTCAAACCAGATCCTATCAAACGATACACAATAGTTACAATAGCATACTCTACAAAGATTATGATACGAATATCATTACCAAAGTATTTTCTGTAAAAGCTGATATTCAAAATGATATTTATCATCTTTATGTCAAAAACAAATATGACGAATTGGAACGACATGATATTGCAATGATTCCAGATTATAAAACAAGTGTTATGATGAACAAAATATTTAGAAAAATTAAAGAGAATCAAAATTTAGACGCTCTGGAAGAAAGTGACGATGAAGATGAATTTGAAAATACAAATGAAGACAAATATGTATATTTGAATAAATGTGTCAATATGAATTGTTCTTTTAATAGCAAATTTAATAAGTATGTTCCCATCTCTATTAGTAGCAATAACCATAGAAATAATGGTTATAGTAATCGGAATATTACTAGAACGGATCAAGTTGTGCGTAACTTATATTAATCAAAATAAATACCAATCAACTGTAAAGGGAATTGTTTTTATTTCGAATATATATATATATAAATGTCATCGTTAGTTGAACAATCATCATTGGTTAATCCACAAAATGCCCATTTTACTAATCCTGGATTTGCTAGCAACGCCGGAGCGGTTACTGGTTGCGGTGGACAGAAATCTGGAGGTAAGAAGATGAAAAAGAGAAAGAGTATGAAAAAGAGAAAGAGTATGAAGAAACACAGAAGAAAGACATATCGTGGTGGTATGGGTTATGGATTTTCTAAAGACCAATCATTAGCTTCTACATCTGGTGTTCATGGTGCTCATTTAGCATCATTTAATTCTTACACAGGTGATCAAGCAAAACACCCTGCTAATATGAATGCCCCAACAACTAACCCAACTGTTGGAGGTATGAAAAGAAAAAGTCGTAAAATGAGAAAAAGTCACAAAAAGAAGTCATTAAAGCGAACAAAAAAGGTTAAAAAAAGTAGAAAGGGTAAATCAGGAAAAAGACAAAGAGGTGGTTATGCTCAATATATGTCCAATGTTCCATATACACCCAGTTATTCAACTGGTGCACCACCTTCTTTATCTGCTAGTAGTTCAGCTTTAGCAACACCACCACCTACCACAAAAATGGATAATTGTACAGACCAATAATCATACATAATACCAAATTAATTAAGTCAAATATTTAACAAACAAACTCCTTTTAAGGGTTCGTCCTTTTTTTTTATTTTCTTTATGCTTTTTTCATTGTCTTTGGGATCGTATAATATTTCCCATTTATTGTTATAATAATCATCATTGTTACTGGATATAATATTATATTTCTGTTTGATATAATATTGTCGTCTTTTTAACCATTGTTTTTCAAATATGTCGTGACTATCAATGATATCTATTACCAATGGACTTGTATGTTTTGTTCTCAATATTCTACCAACTGATTGACATACATCTGTCTTAGGACTAGCCATAATAAGGGTGGTTAATGTTTTTATATCAAGTCCTTCTGATGCCATAGCATATGTCGCAATAATTACTTTTTTGGATTCACTTATTTTAAGGTCTTCTTCTTTCATACCTCCCACATAATATCCGACTGTAGCAATCGCTCTATGTTCAATGGCCTTATACAAATAAGTTAATAACGATTTATTATGAGCCAAAATCATAATTTGTTGCTCCGGATTTATTTTTAATTCCTCCTCTAATATATTTAACACAAATTCTGAACGACGATTATAATTGCATAATTTAGAAATCATTGTACTGTATAGAGGATTGCCCCGATAATCGTATTTTATTTCATTAAATTCTTCGTCATTTACTTTATAATTAATTGCTTTCACAATGACTTTATGTTGAGATGTATCTGTTTTTTCTTTATGGATTATACCACCTAAAAACATCTTGAATACTTTTGTGAGACCATCTTTTCTCTGCATCGTGCCAGATAATCCAAGTGTGTAATTCGTTTGGATTTTTAACATAGATTTACTGAATACTTCTGCGCCTAGATGATGCGTTTCATCATAGATAGATATTCCAAAACAATCAAATAATGTATCAGGATATTCTTTTTGCGATAACGATTGAAGCATACCAATAACAATGTCTTTATTTTCAATATCAATCACTTGACCTTGAATTTTTCCAACCCGCGCATTTGGAAGGAACTGTTCAATTCTCTCTATCCATTGATTTAAAAGGAATGATTTGTGAACAATTACTAGTGCTTTTTTCTTTAATTGGGATATTATATATAATGCCATTACTGTTTTACCTTTACCTGGATCAACATCCAATAATCCACCGCCACTATGTTTGACAAAATTTATATATTTATTGACAATATTCGTTTGGTATTCTCTCATTTCGCCGTTAAACTTAATGTCGATATCATCACCTTTTGGTAGTTTATTTTCAGCAATTTCACCGAAATTGTCTTCACCAAAATATCTTGGTAAATAGAACTTGTTGGGCGACTCGCGATATATTGGAAACGGTTCCGGTTGGGCTGGCGATTTAGGAAGATACGGTTTTACTGTTAATTCATTTCGTATAAATTGCTGTTCTTTGCTAGCCAAATCTTTTTTATAAATAGTATATCCTTTTTTTCCTAAGTATGACATGATTATATTTAATGATATAGCGATGTGTTTATTCAATTTTATACGAATCTATTTAGAATATGACAAAATAAAAAAATATAATAATATGATATATGGAATTGTTCAATAAACTTATGAAGCCAAATAATCGTCACCATCAATTATTGTTGATTGTTATGGTAATATATATTATGTTTAATATACAAACCCCTCAATTATTAGCACCTGTTATTGATAATATTTACGGAAATATTGGTGTACTTCTTGTTGCAGTATACTTGATTATGAATGTTAGTCCAATTGTTGGCATCATTGCATTATATGCCGCATATGAATTAATTCAGCGTTCAAGTGGTATGACTGGTTCGACTGGTATTCAAAAATATTTACCTAGTCAATTAAAACAAAATAAGCATTTAACTGCGTTTAATCAATTCCCCATTACTTTAGAAGAGGAGGTGGTGAAACAAATGGCTCCTTTGGTTGAAACAAATGGTCCTAGTCATTTACATTATGTCCCTGCATCAGATAATACTTATAGTGCCATGTCTGTTACAGATACATCATCTATCATGTAATAAATACTATGTTATTCATAATTATCATTTTATAATTATGAATATTTAATAATTTAACAATGTATTTAGTTACTTGGTTCCAGTTGATACTACGGACGATGCTACAGGTGATGATGTACTTGAAGATTTATTATCAAATAAATATTGAGCGATATAAATTATAATATATCCAACCGCTAGACCAATTAATGTATACAAATAAGGTGCTATTTTTTCGAAATTAAATCCACTATCCGAATCAGAAGAGTCTGATTTTCCTTCCGTCATATTCATATCTACTAATATATTGCCATCCGAATCAACTGGTTGACAATCAATGAATATATCGTCACTACTATTTTTGGAATTTGCTCCATTTTTATTATAAAATACATTATTGTTATTTATTTTACATTCTGTATTATCAGTTATTTGTTTTAATTTTTCTAATACATCATTTGGGATATTTAAAGCATAGTCAATATCATAGACTATATAATTGTAGCTTCCATTACATGGTTCATATGGCAATGTTCCTGTATAAGAAAAATACCCTTTGGCTTGTGGGATAAAATTAGACAAATTAAAATCACCCATAGACAATGTAACTGATTCATTTACTGATGGAATTCTTGACGCCGATTCTGTTATCATGCTTGCTAACTGAGACGACCCCTTGTCTGTTTTTCCACCAGACATAAACGGAACTGACACAATTAAATTCTTGCCTGGCCCATTATGTATGATAAGTATTTCACCATCAGCATTTTTACCATTGTACTGATGTAATGATGGTTGATATACACGAATCTCTTGAACATTGTATTTTTCATCATTGTAAGTAACCGGGTTGTATTTTCCAGAATAATTTAATGATAAGTAATCTTGTTTATTAGTTACATTAGGTGAATATACATTGTAGTTAAAATTATAGTCACACTTTAGGACACATGGTCCCATAATACTACCCATTGAAATATTAACAGGTGCACTAGCTTTTGAACAATTGATTGAATTTATATTACTACTACTATTTTTTGAATTAAGATCTTGTAATTGGCTTAACATTATAATATAATAACATAACAAAATAAAAAGTTTCCAAATACTTTTTCTAAAACTACTATATACTATTCCTTATGAAACTTTCTAAAAATAGAGTAAGCAAAATAAAACTTAGGAAAAATCATTCAAGAAAAAAAGGGACTTTTAGAAAGAAAAGTAGATACGAAAATTCAAAGAAAAAAGGCAAACGACTCGTAAATATCAGAAGAAAAACTATGAAAAAATATAAAAGTAGTAAAAAAAATATTATTCATCATGGTGGGTATACCCCAGACCAACAGAGACGAAGAACTGCTCAGGATAAGAAAAAACAAGAGAAGGATGCTCAGCGTCAACGAAAAAAGGAAAAGGAAAAGGAAAAGAAGAAAAAAGCCGATGAAAATGCTAATCCATCTACTTTAAGTCCTACATACATCCCGACCATACTCTCTGATGATATTGTTGATAATTATGATTCTGATGATGCGCGTAGTGTTGATACTGAAGAGATGATTCAAGACATGATGGAACCACAACAAGCCAAGGAAGAGAAGGAAAAGGAAAAGGAAAAGAAGAAAAAAGCCGATGAAAATGCTAATCCATCTACTTTAAGTCCTACATACATCCCGACCATACTCTCTG